AAGCAATTTTCTGATTAAAAAACTTACGAATTAAATATTCTTTTATTTTTAAAAAAGAATGTTCTTACTAATTCATACGAATAAGAGCAACAGTTGTTATCCTTTTACACACGTTTTTATTCAGATAGTCAGAAACTTTGCAACAACTCTTTGTTTTTAATCAGTTGTGACTTATTGTTCTGTTGAACAAATCAAATTACCTGTAGGCGAGATATAAACTCCTAAAAGATCAAAAATTATTTTTTTATCTTTCTTATCTCTTTCATCTTTATTCTGTATATATGAGCGTCGAAATACAAATTTATCATTATACTTTATCAAACAATTACTGAACTTGGCAAATGTATCCTTATGCCATTCGTCGTTACCTAGAATATCTGGTAACTTTTCTCTGTCGTCACGATCTTTAGTGAACCATTTGTTGTACTTTTGATCATCTTGAGTCAAGTCAAAATAAGACATTTGATTATCATTTTCATCAAAGAATCCAATGAAATAACCAGCAAAATACACAACTCCGCAATCAATTATTTGTCCATCACGAATTACGTAACCTGAAACCCTATTGTCGTGATCTTTTGTAGCATCGTTATCCTCAATAGCAATATCATAAGATGATCCTATCACAAGAGGGTACTTTTTGTCGACCGGAAACATCTGTATATACAAACCTTTCGGTGCTGCTTCATTAACAGGTTCAGACCAGAATGTATCGAAGTTTAGCGCTGACATTGCCGCTCGTCCATGTAGAGCGAACACGACATTTATTACTGGATCTCTTTTTTGTAAACACGTGCTAAAAATGCTACTAAGGTCGTCTCCGGCGCCCAACGAGTACGCCTTCGAGCGCTCAAAACACTCAAATGCATTTGCATCATGAATATTTGCTAATATGGCTGCAGGAACGCCTATTGAATTCATATACCAACCAAGTGCTGTTATATACGCACTCAAGATTAAGTAGTGACTTCCGCGTTCTAGTGCAAATTTCAACGCAAGTCGCATTGCAAAAGTTCCATGTCCAACTGGCGCTGTAATATTTGATAACAAAATACTTACTTCGGCAAAGTACTTGTCCCACCCTCTATAGTTATATTTTTGACCAACAGATGTTGTGCTCATAAAAGCAAATGCTGTAGGTTCTGATTCGCTATTGCCAACAATTACCACGTCGGATTTAGCTTCTTCAATCTGACTCTTAATAAAAAATTCGACACTTCTTTTGGTAAAATTGTTTGAAGTCCCAATGTGTGGCCATCTGTTTGCCTCAGCAATCTGCTCGTTTTTTCTAATCCAGTTGTCTAGATTAGTGTTTATGATAGTTAGTATACTTTTTAATATACTTCGTTCTTCTTTATCAGTCTTTAGTGTATCTTTCAAAAATACTCTTGAGTATTTTGGTGGTTGCATTTGTTTCTCATCTTCTGACGCTGACATACTGATACGTTTTGGATAATAGGTGTATGTAGGAGAGTATGCATTCAACTGTAATTCTTGGTTGTCTAAACAAGAATGAGCAAGTGAAATTAATGTCATTAAATAAGAAGACGAAAAGTTAAATGTTGGCATAGTTTCATAAATAAGTGTGTTCATTTGTCTTGATAATTCGTTTAATGCTTCTAGTGAGTTTTCTGAAATTTGCACCTCGCCATCAAGAGTATTTACAATTTTGGTATCTTTTGGAAAATCCCATTGAGATTTTTTTGTTATTAAATTACTATAATATTTTCTACCTTTATCATTTTTTGTACTAGTACAAATAACCCAATTTTTTGGAAGTTTAGAATTTTGATCAACTCTTACGGCAGATCGATTATTATTTGAAATTTTTCTTGGTGAAACAAACATTTTTGTTCTTTATATAAAATAATTAAAATAAAAATAATTAAAATAAAAGATGTCAGACTACAATGATAAAAGTATCAAAAGTTCTTTAAGTTATAAATAATTTTGATCTAATTATAATACTTAATTACATAGTATGCTAGATATGCAAAATACATATCTTTGTTATTTATGATCATCTAAATATTATCAAAATAATTATAGTGAGTCGTATATATGTGATTTAAAAATGATATCTATCAAAAAAACCTATTACACCTGATTTAATTTAAAAATGTTTAATCAAATACAATGTATGTTGTATTTGATTCAATCAAGTTACATTTAGTGTGTGTTAATCAAAGTTAAATCTTGCAATGATGTTAAAAATGTGAAATCAGAGCACATATTGTCTCTTATATCTAGAGTTTTTAGATTCTTCATCTTTTTGATTGAGGAAGAAAGAATATTCATTCCATCTGTTCCAATTTTGTTACTCCTTAAAACTAAATGTGTAAGAGATGTCATTCTTTCTAATGATTTTGCCAAGCCAACAGTTGTTTTAGGTGTAATGTTGTTTGCAGCAAGGTTGAGAAATTCTAGGTTTGGCATTTTAAAAGACACAATCGGACATTCAAAATATTCATCAATTTGATTTCCAGATAAATGAAGACGTTTGAGTTTTGTAAGAAATGGAGAAAAAGCAATCATTTTATCTACTCCAATCTCACTAAAACTCATATCAAGTTCTTTTAGTCTTGTCAATCGTTGCAAAATCAAAAGCAAATCATCTTGCCCATCGCTACCAGTCCAAGTGCATCCTATATTAAGATATTCTAAATTAGTCATAGTTATAATGCTTGTAGTCAAGACTTTTAAAGACATATGACCAATATTGGTTTGAGAAATATCTAGTGATAACAAGTTAGTCATATACGTTAGAGCTGGCGCAAGTGCTTTTGCTGCATTTACAGTAATAATATTACCTGAAAGGTTAAGATTAGTTAATCTAGTCATGTACTTTAGACTAGGTGCTAAAACTTGAAAATTTGTATTTATAACATTTGTTGGTAAAACTATTAAATGGAAATTTTGAGTTCGAGAAATGTCTAGCTTTAATAAACTAGTCATATACTTTAAACTTGGCGCAAGAGAAGTAATAATATTACCTGAAAGGTTAAGATCTGTTAGTCTATTCATACGTTCTAATGCAGGTGCTATATCTTCTAAATCGATCTCTTTGAAAGATTTGTTTGAAAGATTTAAGTTTTCTAAAAACGGTGTGTACAACAAACATTTTTTCACAGACTTATGTGTTACCTGATTAATTTCTAAATCAAGACTAATAAGCCTAGATCCTAAATTCTCAAGAACATTCATCAATAGACCATTAATTTTAGCAGTAAAATGAATAGATACGTAAAATTCTTTCGGAATAAAAGAGCATATTTGATACACCTCAGCTCCTTCATTAGAAGTAAAATAAACAATATGCTTTACTGATCTAACCTTTGCAAGATTCCATTTTTGTACAAATCTATCGAGGCTTGTGATAAGTGAAATGATCATTTTACAACAAATCCATTCCATTGGAATTTTTATTATTCGTAAAGTAAAAGGAAAGTCTTTGCTCTGTCTTAGAGCCTGAATGACTTGATATGTGTATGTAGAAACACCTGCAATATTCTTAAAGTCTTGACTAGAAAACGTAAAGTGTTTCCAGATAGTTAGAGGTAAATGATTCAACATTATCTATTATTTTTAATAAAAGTAGTATATATATTTCAATTTACTTTTAATCATAAGTCTGATTAATTTACATACTGATTTTTTCATAAAGTTTGATGAGTTTTTTATCAAATGACAAAATTCTAGCGGTTACAATATCTTTTGTTATGTTTTTTTCAAAAAGTTTATCAAGATCGACTTTCATTTTACCTAAAACCTCATCTATTTCGTCATCTGTTAAAAGAATTGAATCTTCGATAATATTGCAAATATCAGAAAACTTTTGTTTATATTCACTTTCATGAAGTACGAGTTGTTCTAACTCGGAAATGTCTCTTAAATATTCACGTAGTTCGTATATCTTCCAATCCGCTTTGCAGTTTAGAGAAACATCAATGTTCATAGAAAATACGTCATGATCTAGATTAGACATTTTGGCTTGTTTATCTGAGAAATGTATCAAAAAATCAAATTTACTTTATAACTTTATTTATTTTTGATTTCAGTATATTTTTTTTAACTAAAAATAATAGTTATTAATTATATAGTATAAAGGATATGAATAAAGAAGAAACAAATCCAAAAGATTATAATTTTAATGTAGATACACATCATTTTGAGCAGTTCACACCTTTACTACTTGGAGAAGTGTGGGCAAGTGGTTCATTTGGGAGTGTTCACGTTGTTGAGACACCAACTGGTCGTATTGCTGTAAAGAGTGTGCCAGAGATGGAAGGTCATGTGAACAGAGAATTGGACACATGCATTCAAGTTGCATCTAAAAACCATCCCAACATTGTAAAACTATTTGGATATTGGACAGAAAATAATATTATCTATCTGGTAATGGAGTTTATGCCTCAAACTCTTTTTAGAGTTTTGGATCACCTTTCTGAACAAAAAATGCGAATGAAAACAGATAGGATGAAACGTCTGATGTGGCAACTTTCTAGCGTATTAGAATATCTTGAACAAATTCAATTAATGCATCGTGATTTAAAACCTGATAACATTCTTTTGAGTGCGAATGCGAATGAACTTAGACTTGCCGATTTTGGTAGTGCAAAATTTGTAGAAAAGGGTAAGTCAAATACAACGTACGTGTGCACCAGATTTTATCGTGCGCCTTGTCTTATACTCAATCGTGATATGTATTCAACTTCCATTGATATCTGGTCATTCGGCTGTATATTAGGGGAGTTTGCCTACGGACGACCATTATTTACAGGTGACACACAAGTTGATGTTATGGCGAGAATGATTCGAATTCGTGGAATGTTAACTGTCGATGACATTGCGGGTATGCCAACTAATTTTCCAGAAACGATTGATACGGTTGGACTCGGAATTTGTTGTACTCCAAAACCATGGTGTAAAGTATTTACAGTTAAACTTAAGGATAAGATTGTAAATACTTCGTATGGTGAAAAATACGAAGATGTATTGAATTCTTGTTTAAAATGGAATCCTTTGAGTCGCATTTCAGCGCATGATCTATATAGACACCCGTTTTGGGATAGGGGGGGTAAAAAGTTTTAAAAATTTATATAAAAAATTATATAAATTTTATATTTATATTATATAAATATGTACACCAAAAATGTAGATTTGGCTCAAGATATTACTCAAGATCTTGGCGAAGCTCTTAGTTGGTCATTATTGAAGAAGTCCGTATCAGGTGAAGATTTGACAACTCTAGAAACTTCCACAACATCAGCTTCTTCATCCGCCGGTTCTTCATACTCCGGTTCTGATGATCTAAAATTGTGTAACAATGTTAAAACTTTTACATCGAATAATAAGCATTTCAATACATCTTTGGTGACTCCAACTAATAAATAAACAATGATTACTTATCTTGATTTTTTAATTTAAAATTAGCAACTGCTGATTTTATTGCAAGCATCGAACAATGCCGTTTTACAGGTGGCAAATTTAGATGAGACGCAATGTCAGAGTTTTTAATTGTCAAACAATCATTGATATTTTTTCCTATTATAAGTTCTGTTGCAAATGATGAGGCTGCAATAGCAGAACCACATCCAAAAGTCTTAAATTTAGCATCTACAATTTTTCCGGTTTTATCAACTTCAATTTGAAGTTTCATAACATCTCCACATGCTGGTGCTCCAACTAGGCCTGTTCCAACAGACTTTTTTGCCTTATTCATCGAACCAACGTTTCTTGGTCTTTCAAAATGATCAATTACATTTTTATGGTAAAAACGACATAAAAGTTTAGATGTCATCTCTTTAGTAATACAGTTGATATTAATAAAAAATAAATAACACACAACAAATGTGTGTGTTATTTATAAAGTAATTTATAAAGTAATTTTATGATCCTAAATATTGTCTACACACTGGACACAAAGCTCCTTTATAACAAACTTTAATAGTACATTCTTCACATAATGAGTGAGACGGGTGACATGGCCATTCTAGAATATTTCCTTCGTTGTAACAAACTACACATTCACCTTTTGATACAACAAGATCTTGAACAAAATAGTTTATATCTTCTGACACTGTTTCTTGAGAAGCGTCATCAAATGATAAATTCCTTATTATATGTTCATTATTTAATATATCGGGAAACGTTTCTAAAATAGCAGATCTAAGAGGATCTTGCAAAAGATCACCTTCTAAAAGGAAATCATCCTCTATTTGACTAATAATCGAATGTTCATTAAGATGTTTTGTTAAATATCTATAATATTCAAATTCAACTCCATATGTTCTAGTTCCTCTTCTTTTAGAAAACTCTGATTGAAGAGAAAATTGTTCAAATTCTGGTAATATATTATTTTCAACATAATCAATAACCTGAATAGAACGAGGAAAAAGTTCTATTTCTTGAATTTCTGAATCATATAACAGATTACGTAGTCTCTCACGTATTTCAAGAGTAAATCTTACAAAATATCCGAAAGGCTCATCTTCAAAACTACGAGAATATTTGTAATAAGAATGCTCATTTTTTGCATCTAGTTTCATAGATGCAGCTCTTTTTTCAGATTCTCTTGTTATCTTAGGATTTTTTGGTGCAACAAGCAAAATTCCTGTACCGTGAGACCAAATGTCTGTGTCATGGCAAATTATAATTTCAAGACACTGATCTAGTTTTTCACGATGATCATCTGAAGCTTCAATGATTAAAAGATTTCTTTTTTCTTTTCTAGATCGATGTGCTTCAAAAAACATATTTTGCGTTTCTGCGTTGATAAAAAACATTAAGTGTTACGTTTTATTTGTATACTTTAATAGTAAAATCAATTTATTTTTTCAAAAAAGCAATGTGTGTTCTATTTCTCACATTAACGGCGTCGACGACGACGCTCTTCAGGATCTCTTTCTCTATAAAAATTTCCTTGTTCTATTTGTGCTTGTAAACGAGCTGTTTCTTCTCTTGCTAAACGTTCTCTTTCTCTTTCAACGCGAGCTCTTTCTTCTTCTCTTGCTACACGAGCTGCTTCTCTTACACGATCTGCTTCTTCTCTTGCTATACGATTTGCTTCTAGTCTACGAGCACTTTGTTCTTCTCTTGCTATACGAGCTGCTACTGCTGCACGAGCGGCTTGTTCTCTTCCTAAAAGATATCTTTCTTCTTCTCTACGATCTCTTTCTTGTTCTCTACGATCTCTTTCTTCTATAATACGAGCTGCTTCTGCTCTACGTTGTCTTTCTTCTTTTAGTAAACGTTCTGTTTCTTCTCTTGTTTGGTTTTTTGTTTCTAAACGATCAATACACATTTCTTTAATTTTTTTCCAAATTTTACCTCTTTGATGTACATATTTGTTTGTAAACTCGTCTAATATTTTTTTTGCAAAAACATTTGGCACTACAGATGTTCTTACTATTAATCCTCTGCAAATAGGACAATTCACAGAAGTTTTCAAAACTTCTTCTATTGATGATTTATCACAAGTATGCCCATTAACACAACCAGTCATAACCGGATCGTAAATTAGATCTAATGATATTGGGCAAGTTAGTTCTTTAAGTTGCTTAAGAGCACTTGATAATTCTTCCTCTTGCATATTTAGACCGCAAAGCTCTCTTATAGATCTTTCACGTAAAAAAGAACTATCAGTTTTACTGATTCTGTAAAAAGGTGTTAGTATAGAATTTTCCCCAAGTTCTTCACGTTCTGCTGTTTGAATATAGTCAATAATAGTTTGTGGTAAAACGTCTGCTTTACCACCAAGATATTCTAAACTTTCGTCAATAATACTTTCAGGAATACGTTTAAGAAGTTTTGATACATTTTCAAAAAGATTTAATCTTCTAAACATTTCGTTTATAGCTGGTTGTGTTTTTAAGGATTGCAATTCTTTATATGTTGCTGATATAATTGTTTTATCTTCTTCCGAAGCATCTGGTGCATAAGAATAAGAATTTAAATCTTCATCTTCATCTTCATCTTCATCTTCATCTTCATCTTCATCTTCACCAATATATTTGTATACATCTTTTCCGTTTAAAAATAGACAAATATATCCTTTTGGAAGTGGAATGTTTGTGTTGAAAAAATTATAAGAACCCCATTGAGTTTCACCTGTTATTGTATCTATATAATATGGTTTACCATAAGAACTTATTTGTTCTTCAAATTGCATTTATTAAATATAAATATTTTTAATTTTAATCAAAAACATAAGTTTTTATTTTTCTAAATTATACTTAAAGATTTTGATTAAAGATACCCTATATACACACGTGACTTAAATAACACCTTA